AATAATATTCCCATAAATTTTTCATCATAATCTACTTCATGAATCTTTACCGAAAAATTTAATAGACAATGGTATACGAAAATTACTTCACAAAGGGTTGTTAATATGAACAAGGTTTGGACACATCCTGAAATAGATTACCTTTATGGCAGTCTTGATGGAGTGGTGAATGGAAAGGTATGGGAAGCAAAGCATACCAATCCCTTTTCAAAAGAGGATACCATATTGGAAAGGTATTATCCCCAATTACAACATTATATGTTTGTAACGGGATTCAAGAAAGCAATACTTTCGGTGTTGTTTGGAACAATGAGATACAAGATTTATGAAGTAGATTATGATGAAAAATTTATGGGAATATTATTGAAAGCATGTTCCTTGTTCTGGTATCATGTTGAAAACAATATCGTTCCACCTGACTTCATGGATTTTAAAACAATAGAAGGGATTAACAATGCAGAAGATGTTATCAAGACATTCGGGATTGAAATATCCGATGTCGCCGGGTTACAAAGAACACTCAACTAGCAAGGAAGCTGCAACGAAGGTTGCATCACGATCCAGAAAGTTGAGGGAAAAAACTCTTGATGCAATAAGAAGAAAATTTTCTTATGGAGCTACTCCAGAGGAAGTTTGCGAAATATTAAACGAGAGTATTCTGTCTATAAGACCACGATTTACAGAATTAAAAATCATGAAGTTTATTTATGATAGTGGTTTAAGGAGAAGGAACTCTTTTAACAGTAATACGAAAGTATGGAGGTATAATGACGACAGAGAATAACAATAGAATTTATTGGGATCAGTTGAATGAAACGAATCCAGCTCTTACTAAAGAATTTAATAAGTTTGGAAAGACATTAACAACGATTGATCCTCAATATCAGATCATGAAGATGACGGAAATATTTGGCCCAGTTGGAAAGGGCTGGAGTTATGATTGCAAGTATAACATAAGCGAAAAATGTGTATTTGCAGAAGTAACAATTCGTTGGAAAAGTCTTACAACGATTGCTAACTGGTTTAACTACGGGCCGATCTGTTCGGTACAAGCATTGTTCAAGAAGAATGGTTCTTTAGATGATGAAGCGCCAAAGAAAGCAATGACTGATGCTTTAACAAAAGGATTTAGCCATCTTGGAATGAGTGCTGACGTATTTATGGGTAAGTTTGACAACGATAAATATGTTCAGGAGTTGAAGGAAAAGTATTCTGGAAACATGGACAAGGACAAGATCAAGGTGGTAAAATAGTTGCTAGTAGACATGAGTATGTGAGTAGGGTTTGTCTACTGGCTGGGTTCTTCTGCCCTACTCACTGTAAGGAGGAATAATGGTAAAGAAAGATAATGAATTAAGACAAAAAAGACGAGATCAAAATGTGATTATAATAAATCCAGAGCCACTTATACGATTAGAAGAAGGATTGAAAAATATCGTTAAGGAATTTAAGAAACTTAATAAAGTTCACGAAACATTTATGGATGAAGTTACCTCAAGGAGGAATAATGGCAAAGAAAACTCTAATTGATTCTAAATTATTAGAAACAATAGATGATCAAATTTATAAGCATCTACCAATAGATAAATTAAAATCTATTGTTAAAATAATGATTGATGATTCAGCTAGTAAAATTTTAGGAAATGTAAATACTAAAATTAACGAACGATTAAGTATTAATACTCATTTAACCAATGAAAAGGAAGGAATAAAAAATGATAAACCGAGTAACGCTAGTAGGAAGAATAGGCTCAAAGCCTGAAATTAAAATTACTACTTCAGATAATAAAATGGCTAGACTTTCTCTTGCAACTTCAGAGAAGTACAAGAACAAGAAGGGAGAGCTGGAGGAAAAGACACAATGGCACAGAGTTGTGGTGTTTAATCCACGATTTGCCGATACCATTGAGAAGTATGTCGACAAGGGAAGGTTAATATATCTGGAAGGTCAGATTGAAACACGATCCTATGACGATAACGGAGTAACAAAGTATGTAACCGAAATCGTTGTACCTACCTTTAGTGGACAGTTTAGAATGCTTGACAGCAAAGGAGGAGGAAGTGGGAAAACTACTGATACTGCCAAAGAGAGTACCAAAGAAGAAAAGGAAATCGAGGAGGCTGAAATCCCCTATTAGAAAAATTAAAAAACATTTTTATGAATGTAAATTATGTAATAAGTTTTATCATCAGGATTTAATGTTGAGGAATTGTCCGACTGGTTATTACTACTATCAGGATAAGGTTACTTACCATTGCATAAAATGTTTTAATGCGTAATTTTCATAAAAGATAGAATAAGAGAAAGCCGAAAATGGAGTACCTTATTCTATAATATATGAGAATATAGGGTGTTATACCTCTCACACTATGGTTGTGTGATGTAATAGTATTCATAATGCTCTAGATAAGGGGGAATAATCGCTTATGCCTTTAAACCCCCTTTTTTTATTCAACTTTTAAGATTAATTTTTAGACGATAGATCATACCACCGAAGATAGTAAAAGGCTCTCACGGGCTTCTTATGGGCTTTTTTTCCAGTTTGTAGCCACCTTTTCGGCTGATCTCCCAGCAATGTATCCTCCGACACCGATTGTCAGTAAATTCCACATTGGATCGGGAATTTCTAGTATTAAACTTGTACCGAAGATTATATTAATGAAAGGCATGAGAATAAAATTATTGAAAACTACAATAATACAAATCCACATAAGAGCTGGTCGCCACGAATTAGTCAACCAAGAAGAACTTGATGCTTCAGCCAAAATAATTTTTGATGCTGCCTTCATTTCTTCCGAACCAGCGTTCAGTAATTGCGTGTTGATATTGTGTTTCAGCTTTTCCTTCAAGTCCTTGTCAGGAACAGCCTTGTCAATAGTCTTTGCAATCAGTTTTGCAATCGGCCCGATAGCTCCTAGTAATTGTAACATCTAATTATGAAATCCAGTTATTAACTAAAGCAAAAATAATAATAGCAGTTGCAGCAATAATAAAAACTTTTAACATTTTACTTACGCCACTCCATATACTTTTAAGTTTTTCCATATTCTCTCTCCAATCTATCCATAGAAATAAAATTTACTTCTTGGATATGGTTATCCCAAATGCCTAGCTCGGTAACACACCAAGACCAACCATTCATATTTAGTCTAGCATACTCCTCTATGTACCCATATGGCAACGCACATCCGACATTAACAATACGAACCCAATTACTATAACCTATTTTAATGGATTTCCAATCCCTAGCTTTATGAGAATGGCCGAAAACCAAGTCATGTACCGAATCATTGCCTATCTGAACTTCAGCATTTTTTCCACTATATTCCCTTCCCATAATGTTTAGGGGAGCGTGAACAAAGGCAACTCCAGCTATAAACTTAAATTCTCCATATTTACTAAATGTCCAGTTAAATTCCTTGAAGCAATCATATAGTGAATTTTTCATCATTCCTTGAATTTCAGGTATTCTTTCTTCAAATTTATGAACACGCAGTTCATGGTTTCCAATACAAATGTGATGAGGATAATCCTTGATATACTTATTCAGAATCTTCAATGCTGAAAGCATGGATTTAATATCTACCATAAATGCATCCTTGAGCTTTCCTTGCTGTGAATCATTCTTTTGAAAATACGATAAGGAATCGAAGGAGCTGAAATCTCCTATGTGAATAATGTAGTCGGGATTAACTTTCTTGATGTATTTCCCGATCCAATGAAATCTGTCTTGGGGAATATGTGGGCTGTCATGCGTATCGCCAATGACAAGAACCTTATGACCTTTAAACTTCATACTATATCATACCGAAACTATTGTGATTTGATAAGTAACAAGTATCATACTAGGGAGTACTCTATCGTACCCAATAGTAGTTAAGAGATAAGACCTGAATAGACTGCTTTGAGTATTAATCCAAATAACATAAAACTCACTGTCCAACAAATCTTGAAGATGGTATCGATCTTTGCACTTATATGTGTAATGTGATTGTCCAGCTTCTGATGGATCAATTGTAGCTCCCCATTAATCTTTATAATGTCCTCACGATTAGTTTGGGTAGGTTCAGCCATCTCAAGCCTCAACTCCAGCCTTGATTAATGGAAAGGCATTAAAGGGAATGCAATATGCTTCTGTTACTATTAAATCTTTGTAATCCCTACCTTTGTTTTCATACGCATTTAGATATTCAGCTTTAGCTATCTCACATTCAACTTCTGTAGTATACAATACACCTTTGTATTTTATACTTGGTTGGTTAGGAGCTGACATCAACATCAGCAGTAAAAAAACTATTTTCATTATTTCTAATCCCCATAGGAATATGCCCTATTCGTACTTGAGTTTCCTTCTATTAAATCGAATAATTTATCATGTTGAAGAATTATTTTTTTATTTACCTTTTGAATATCTGCATCTTTATTACGAAGTTTCTTTATGACTTTCTTTAATTCACCAACATCTGCAATAAGATTTTCCAAGTCCAGTTTCATCTTGACTTGATTAGTAATTACTTCCTTTTTATTTTGCTGTTCAAACTCTGTGTATAGGGTATCAATCTTTGAATTTTGCTGACTTAAAAACCAAACCAAAGCACATGCTTGTAATGCCATAGCAAAGATTACAGCAGCATTTAATTTCATTCCGTTCATTTAATTCTCCCACTTAAACACTTGCTTGATGCTCCAAGTAACCTTGTCGGAATCAACTGAACTGTCATTGTTCGCTACCTTTTCCGTATCGGTATGTGATTCTCCATAGGTAACTGTAGTCGTTGATGGTTTAACACTCATGCCACAGCCATACATACTGAAAACAGCTAGGCTTAACATTAGTTTAACAACAACCATATGACCCCTACAAGTACGAGTACACATATTACTATAGGTATATATTCCTTTAACTTTAACTTCCACATGAAGGACATTCCTCTGAATCACATTGACAAGGTGTCTGGTTACAAGCTGGACAGCTTTTATCTGCATCACTACAGTTAGGGTGTGTGCAATCCTTTTTCAATTTGTTGCAAGGGCATAAGTCAGACATTATTCTTCTTCCCAGCCTAGTGAATTATCTGATTGATACAATGCTTCATTCCAAATATAATGTTTTCCATCATCAGGCTCTGCAATGGGAGCTACCCATAAACAAGTATCCTCATTCAAAGTCCAACTTGGGAAAGGTTGAGGGTCTATAAAAGCATCTTTAGCTTCATCATAAGTCATACCAATACCAGCATAATTCATTCTTAATGCTTTTGATTGGTCTGCACTTGGGGTTGTATAAGAATTAGGCTCGTAATGAACACCGCCTCTTGTGTTGTATGAAGTTTTTATCCATATTCCAGCAGAGCTATCTACATATGTATTGAAGAACTCTGCTTCAGCAACAATTACATTCTCTACTATTCCATTTGGATTTACTTTTGCATAATGTGCCATAAAATTATTTCCTTTTCGATTAAATTATATACCTGACTATTACGATACCAGAGCCACCAGTTCCGTATCTACCGCCACCGCCAGTATTAGCTGCGCCATGTCCACCTTGAGTACGATTTCCAACTCCTCCACCGCCATTGCCACCTGCAGGGCCTGTACCACCTACAACTAAAGCACAACCCGAGCCGCCACCACCACGATAGGTAGCTGAATTGTCTATTGTAGATGAAACACCAACACCGCCTTGACCACCACCAGAACTTGAATTAGTTCCTGAAGCTCCAGCAGCGCCAGCGCCTCCGCCACCACCGCCCGGTTGATTGGTAACATTAACTTGTCCGCCACCAGCATATCCTTGACAGCTAGTTCCAGCTCCACCACTTGCATATGAATTAGCATTATCACCTCTACGACCACCACCAGAGCCACCTGAATAAACAGTTGAGCCAGAGCCTCCATCTCCACCTT